AAATAGTTTCCCCTGGAGCCAGGCGCAACAGCGCCTGGCTTTTTTATTTCTTTTTATTTTTTTATTTAGTTAAGAGCAACAAGCAACAAGCGACAAGCGACAAGCTGTAAGTTCCGGCTCCGAAGGAGCCGGAAAATTTTGTCGCATGCGACATTTTGTCGCATGTGACATTCTTTCTTATTAACTACTAGGAGGAGTAGTTCTGTTATGCACAATCATTGCAATATCTTTTATCACTTGACGACCTACTATCGCCTTTGATGTATTCTCCACAACATCTGCAGTGTGTGAACTCATCACTTGGTTTTGAATTATCTTTTTTCATATTTCTCCTTTTTGTTAATAAACGCATTGTAGCACAATGGTGCAGTTAGCACCATTGCGCATTGTGTCGCAGTTAGTCTAATAGTGTATAATATTGATCGGTAAAATATTTTTGAAACCAATCAATTCCTTTTCGTACAGTTTTATAATCTCCTAAAATTTCTGCGCCTATTATTGTGTCATATACTGCAACAGCATATCTAGGCAATTCGCAACTTTGATTGCTGTATGGATTCGTTACCTTTTCCATTGCATGTTTGGATTTTGGATCAGTCATTTTTATTTTAAAAGGTAATGCCATACTCGTTGGCACAACTTTCATTGTTATTTGTTTTTTAGGTTTAGATTCAAATAGTTTCATATTTCTCCTTTTTGTTAATAACCGTATAATAACACATGGCGCCGTTAGGCGCCATTGCGCATTGTGTCACACCTATTCAAAATGTTTTGAGTAGGTTTTCTCGTTTTTTAATCCATGCCACTTCTCTTGATCTATAGCCCACTCTTTTGCAGTGAATTTAGATTTTGGATTGTTTGGGTATTTACTGTGGAAATCTGCTCTCTTCTGGAAATATTCTCTAATCTCTTCTCCACTCATGTGTCTTAATTTAATTAAAGTATTTAAAACTGATTTTGGCATTGGCATATTATATCTTCCACTCCTTGCTCAGATCATCAACTCCCTCAACTTCTGGGAATGGTAAATCTTTTTTATCTAATTCCTTGTCCCATTGTTCAGTGATACGAGCCTTGCTATCTTCCATATCTTTTTTCACTAGTCGCAAAATTTCATCTAATGTATCTGCGATTCTAATTAATGGATTGATTGATCTGTCTTTTATATCTTCGTTCATATTTCTCCTTTTTGTTAATAAATCTATTATAGCACAATGGCGCTGTTAAGCGCCATTGTCATTATTGTCGCAGTTAGTCTTTTGTCGGACTTGGTAATGCAGTCAATTCTGTATTCCAAGTTGATCCAATCTTTTTACATACATTATTTAAAGAGATTGCCAGTGCTTCTGGTGTTCCACTTTCTAACACTGTGTCCAATGCTTTTTGTTTTAAGTCTTTAAGCATTTTTAATTTCTCGCCTTCTGGTCTTTTTTCTATTTCTTTAGAAGCAAGATTTGAAGCCCAATCTCTTAGTTGCTCTTCACAATCGGACAAGGTAATTTCATCACGATCATAATAACTACTTCTACCATAATCTTTTTGAAACTTTCTTTTTAGATCATCTTCACTTTCTGCTTTTTTCTGAAAAAAAGTTTTGGCGCTTGCCTGCGCTTCTTTTAACTTTTGTTCTGCCTCTCTAAATTTAGAGATGATTTTATCAGCACCCATTTTTTTAGAAAGTTTGGCAACTGCTTTATTAGTTGCTTCAGTTTTATATTGTTTAACTAATAACTCTTGGTCATCAATTAATGGATCAAATTGCCTACGCACTTTACTTTCAAAATGCTCAAGTTGATATTTAGTCATTTTAGTCATTTGTTATACTCCTTTGTTTGATTTGCCTAATTATAGCAAATTAAAAAAAATTAGACCATTGGCAACATTGTCGCATGGAGCCTGCGACATTTTGTCGCGCGTCAATCTGTCATGTTGACAGACTTTTTTAGAATGGTTCTAAGGTACAAGCCTCAGGGTACATGCGTCAATCTGTCCGAAAATAGTTATTGAAGATAGGATTGTCCTGTGCTATAATTAGATGTATTAACAAAAAGGAGAAATATATGATTATGACTTATAACCTATCCCATTTTACTGAAAAGGAAAATGGTTATACTCCATCTTCATTTGCTTTGGCTCGGACAATAGAGGCAGTAGCTGATTTGATTGATGAATACAAAGATCATAACGAGTTAGATGAATTGGGTGAAAGTGAGAAATTATATCTCAATGCACTCATCAAGCACAACAACAAGCTTGTGCAAGATTGGTCGAAGTATGGCGACGCTTCGGCTAGTTGGCGAGAAGAGATTAAGTAGCCACTTAATAGGGTCAGTAGCAAGCCTCACTAAAGAGCGTGCTACTACTGATCCCTGGTCACTCTGTCTGGAGGTAAACCGCGGCAGACATGAAGAGTGACCTGGGATCAGGGAGCCGGATTCCAGTAAGGCAAAAAGTACGAGATGCCTGTCATGGTGGTACTATCTGGTGGAATGATCATTCCTATTGTTGTGTTGTTAAAGTTTCCGGGCCGCAAGGCCCGGAAGCAACAAGCAACAAGCTGCGACATTTTGTCGCGCGACAATATTAATAATAGACAAAAGCAACAAGCATCAAGCAACAAGCTGCGACAATTTTGACAAGTGAATTAAAATTTAAATTAGTTTATAATTATAAAAATTAACAAAAGGAGAAAAAAGTATGAATACAAAAGAAGCCTGGGCCTTAGTCGGTGGACTATCAAAGCCCTCAAAGATGCCTGGATGGGCCTATGGTTTACCGGCTGCGGAATGCAAAACCGGTAAAAAATTAGTTAACGTTGAAAACTCAGTCTGTTCGGGCTGCTATGCAAATAAAGGCTGCTATGTTTTCGCAGTTGTACAAGCGGCGCAGTATAGAAGACTTGCAGCTACAAAAAATCCTTATTGGGTCGATGCTATGACAACTTTAATTAATTCTAAAAAAGCAGGTGAATTCAGATGGCATGACTCAGGAGATGTTCAGGACCCGGAACACCTTCTAAAAATTTTTGAAGTGTGTAAAAATACACCTGCCAAAAAACACTGGATGCCAACGCGTGAAGCCTGGACCAAAAAATATTTGGATCAAAAACCATCAAATCTAGTTATAAGATTTTCGGCAACTATGATTGACCAGGAGGCCCCGGAATCCTGGCCCAATACTTCAACAGTTAGTACAACGTCACGTACTTGTCCAGCTCCTGATCAAGATAATGAATGCGGCGATTGCCGAGCTTGCTGGGATCCTAAAATTAAAAATATTACTTACGGGAAACATTAATGACATTTGTGTTTAGACATCCAAAATATTACAAAGACCTTGCGACAAATTGTCGCAGGGACAATAAGTCACAGAGAAAGGAAGAAGATGAAGAAGCCACAAGCGACAAGCAACAAGCACCAAGCGACAAGCGACAAGCGCCTGAGCAAAAAGGCGATTAAGATCCATGAAGCCTGGGCCTACCAGAATGGGTATAGGGCTCAAGCGACAAGCAACAAGCTCCCGGGATCCAGATACAAGAGTTCGGATTATTCAAGGCGTGCGACATAATGTCGCGCGTCGATATGTCGCAGCAAGCGACAAGCGACAAGCTCCCGGAATCCGGAATCAGGTATCAAGCGTCAAGCGCCAAGCAGCGATAAAAATTTTTGGATGTCTTTGAACCCTGATGCTTTGGGTTTTTGTTTCAGGCCTCCGGCTACAAGGTCCTTTATATCTTTTCCCTCATAAAGTTTTGGAACGTTAAGAGAGGCATCCAGAACTAGGATAAATGTATTGAGTGGATGTTTCACGTGGAAACCTATTTGATGTGGAGAAAACTTTATCTTGTTTGTTTTTGTATATTTCAGCTCAACAGTGAAAAAGTGGCAGTTATTATTATAACCCAATAGATCGGGAGTGCCAGGAACAGCAAGGTTTTCAATCCTAATCCAGGATATTTTAGTAATATATTTTTTAACTTGTCCATAGAATTTGGTCTCAGGTTTCATTAGTTTTTCAGACTAACAGGCTAATCAATTTTCTTCAAAACCTTACCCATATTCCATGTTTCTGCTTTGATTGTAAAGACGAGTCGGTGTGTCTCTTTATTGGCTATTAGTTTATTTTCTAATAATTGTAAAGAGGCAATATCATAATATTTACCATCAGGTAAAATTATTTGTACCCTAGCATTTTGAACAGTAGGGGACTTCAACATCTTATCTAAGACTTGTCTTAATTGAGCTCCATTTATCATAATTCTATCTTTTAAATATTGGCGCCCCAGTATCAATCCAATGGTTATCTCCCAGGATGTCGTAAGCCGAACGCCAATACCAAACAAACAAAAGGAGTAAGGGTTGAACCAGAATACATTTGTTAATGTTTTCTACCCTAACTTCTATTGCAAATATATAATTGTTATGTTAAAAGTCAATAGAGGAGGAATGCGACATAATGGCAATTAAAAAAGAAAAATGGGATGGTAGATCAAGACCTACCAACGATTTATATAAAAAAGAGTTTGATAGAATCTTCGGTAAAAAAGAAAAAACTACATCAGATTTATTGATGGAAGGTTATGAAGAGGAAAAGAAAATGTATGAAGATGATGAATATTTAGAATCATTAAAGGATAAATTATAATGGGAGTTCCAAAAAAATTAACAGAGCAGCAAATGAAATTTGCAAATCTTTTAATATCTCAACAAGGTAGAATGAACGCTACTCAATGTGCGATAGAAGCAGGTTATGCAAAAGACTCAGCAAGACAGGCTGCTAGCATATTACAGAATCCAAAAAGATATCCACTTGTGGTCCAATATATTGGTGAGCTAAGAGAAGAATGGCAGAAACAATATGAAGTTACATTTGGTAATCACATAGCAGAACTAGGTAAACTTAGAG